ATTAGAGTTTCAGCTTTTTTTTGACCATAACGTGTAACGCTTGAATCTGTTTTTTGAATTTCATCTTGGATTTGTTCTGATAAAGAATCATTAATTCGATCATTGATTGACTTGGTTTCAGTTTCAACAACTTTTTTAATCATATCGCCAGCATCATTTCGAAACGTTTGAGAAATGTCATATGATCCAACAAATCCTCTACCATATCGATTTGCAAATTCGTTTCTCAAATCTTGCCCTCTCTGAGCAAATTTGTTAAGGAATACATTTTCTGTTTTTGGTGTCATCTACTTTTTCTCTGTAACTGTTTTTCTCTCATACGATCATTCTCTTCTTTCACATGTTGGGCAATCAAAGAAACATACATTGTTCTTTCCCACGGAAGCATACTCTCAAGCTCCGAAAGGCTATAATTATGATACTGCATCAATGCAAAATTCGTCATATAGTATGTTTTCAAATTTTCATCACGAAGGCTTATACGAAAAAATCGAGGAGACCCTCCAGTCTGATTGTGTGATTCTTTCCACACTTATTACAGACTAATTCAGCGCTGTGCTTTAATGTTGGCATATCTAAAAAGAATTTTTTTATCTTCTTAAACTGCTCAGTTGTAAGATTATTGATAAATTCATCAAATTCACCCTCTTGCATTTCATCGAGTTTATAGACTTGACTTTCATCAAAAATATATTCAGTACATTCTTTAAGAATCTCAATTGGTGCATCAGGACTTTTAAACTTCTCTGTAAGTCTCTTAGATATACTTATTGTGGGGAATTTCAAACATATCCCTACATTGCTCGAAAGTTGGATCGTATTTTCAATCTTTATTTTATTAAGTACAATTTTTAATAAATCTACCTCTAAACTCATTGTCCCTTTACACTTTTTATTTTCTTCAAGAATATTTTCACAAATATATTCAAGTTGAATAACCTCACCAATTGATCGTGCACGAAGATTTAAAAAGATATATTCGATTTCAAATAATGGTAATCGTTCTACATCAATCTCATCTAATACACAATTATTGATAATTTGTTTAATTGCATCAAGACTTGTTTGATAGTCTAACGATTCAAGTGCCATTAAAAGAATTTTTTCCTCTTTGACAACAAAGGGTCTAAAGGTAATTTCTTTGTTTAACGAATCAAGTCTCAGTTTATAAGTCGGTAAATCAATTTTTGGTAATGCCATAATTTACTCCATAAAGTATTATCTTTGTAGCGTCCCTGTAACAGTAACACCAGTTAATGTCCCATTATCGCGAGTACCTGTTACAACTACGCTATCAATTATATCAACTCCTGTTCTTGTGCCTGTAACAGTTACACCTAATAATTCATCTAAAATTTTATCATTAGAAACTTCGCCTTTTGAGAGATTGCGCCAGTAACGATACGAGAAATCAACATCCATACGAGCAACTTCTTGTTCAGCCCAGTTTCCTTTAATTAATCCAACTGATATTGGATAAACTTCAAACATTTCAACACCATAAACTACACTATTTCCATCTTCAGATATTTGAAATACTGTCATTTTTCCAATATAATCATCACGATAGCGAATGTCAAATCCTCTTTCTTTAGGGACTATAAAATTCATCCATGCATCAAAGAAAAGTCTTTGTGACATCCTATCGTCAACTAAAAATGATACTGTTGAGCCAGGTCGATAATCTGTTCTGGTAGGATAAGTTGTTGGTGGACCATTTAAATTTACTTCATTTGTCAAAATTTGAAGTCCTGGAATCGTTACTGATTCAGCATAGTAACTGAACGATTCCGCGTCAAAACTTTTTGCAATCGTAGCTGGTGGATTGATTCGAACTGCAATTCGATTAAGGCGTGCAAATCCGTCTCGCTCTACAAGAGCCATGAAATTTGGTATACTCAATGTTTTGATAGAATTAAACATTAACCATAACTCCTCATGTTTTCTACTGGAAGAAAAATTGCAGTTTCCCAGTAATTGGGTTCAATATAAATTATTGACGATAGCATTTGATCATACAAATAACGGCGCATACATTCTTTTATTGGAGAGAATCGACTCATAGTTGATAACAAATCATATGAAAGCACGAATCGTGTACTATCGTCATATTTATCATTGTTTAGAAACATTGAAAGACCATCTAAGATGGTTAAACGAGTGTTACTATTTAAGAAATGAAAATTTATACCAGTAAACCCATCACCAGTAACCGTAGTTGGAATTACAAGAGGATACTCATCCCATTGTGATAATCTTTCTTTTGTAAGTGGATCATATCGAAAAAAGAACATTCTACCGATAGCAGCGAATGGAGTAATTCTTGATGCATCGTTAAGGATATTCGATCGGTTTGTTAGAATTCGTGTTTGAGCAATTTTATTCTGAATAAATGCTTTGGCTTCTTCAGTTCGAGGCTTAATACCCTTCTTCGAAAGTTCTCGGTCTAGTTTTTCAAATAATGATGCCATTAGATTCCTAATTGTTCCTCAGTAATTATACTAAATTTCCACTTTCGATCTTTGCAGTATTCTTCAGCGGCTTTCCATTTAGCCTCATTTACACCCCATATCGCAACCTCTGTAATGTATTGTTTTGTAATTTTATTCTTCATCTTAGGTGGGATCGCTTGACTTTTAGGCTTAACCTCTAAAATTAGACTCTCCTCTATACCTTTTTTGTTTTTTACACGAACAAAAAAATCTGGAAAATATCGATGCCATCGATTATCAACAGGAGATAAATACGGTATAACAATTTCTTCATTAGACCACTGGATTACATTTGAATTCTCATCTAAATGCACCATAACTCGTCGCTCCCATAACGACCGATACCAGATATTCGTATAGTCACCTAAATATTTACTGGTATTTTTAGGGCTATATTTTCCGCTGTATGCCATTAATTATTTATAGGAATTTTAGATGACAGTTTCAACATCTCAACCCTCAGCATTAAATCCAATTAAAACTGAATCAGAGATTCAAGGTGTAACTGTTTTAGGAACAAGAACTGGGTTTGAACAAGTTACTGTTACAGGAACTAATGCTCCTCGTGATGCACAAAACCTTGAAGGTATTATCGTAACAGGCACAAAACGCAAAAAAACTGATCCAAGAAACTTGTATTATCCGAATGCAATAGCGGATCCGACCAGTGAGTTTAAAAATGCAGTTCAGTTTATTGCCTATGAACAAAATAACGCTTTTGAGAATATTTCAGACGGTGTTCCTTTAATTAAACAGGTCCCTGAGACTTTTAGAGCAAACCCATCTGCTCCATTTACTACAGGTGGCGCTACAGCTGCTTTTTTAATTTTAAATGATTCAGTGAGAACATTATCAGGTCCGTTCGGTTCAGCAGCTAGTATTGTTGCTGATTTAGCTGGAATAAGTGCGGGTGGATTAGCGTTTTTTTCATCTGGTGAAACCAGCAATTATGGAAGACGAACAAAAAGAATTAGTCAGACAATAACTCTTTATATGCCTGATACTTTAGTAAATCAGGAACGCCATGATTATCAACCAGTATCTTTAACACAGGCGAGTGGAAAAGCAGGTCTCTACTCTCAACTTTTAAATGGATCCAACATTGGAAAAATTGAGGTTGCTGCTGAACTTGCGGGTAGATCACAAATTCTTGGAACTCGTGCAACAGAAGCCATTTTAGCAGGATTTGGATACGCACTTAATCCAATGCTTGAAATGATTTATGGTGGTACTCAGCCGAGAGAGTTTCAGTTTCAGTTTAGATTTTCTCCAAGAAATAAAAAAGAAGCAGATGACGTATTACGAATTATTCGAACATTTCGCTTTCACGCTGCAACAGAAGCCGCATCCGCGGATATAGACAGGGGTTCTGGAACAGGATTACGTTATGTTATTCCACCAAATCATTTTGAAATACAATTCCTTCGAAGAGTAAATGGCAAATTTCAAGAGAATTTAGCACTTCCACGAATTTCAACTTGTATGCTAGCAGGTATTAATACAAACTATGCAGCGCAGCTCGATACATTTTCTACAACTCCTGATGGCATTCCAACGTCCATCAGTTTAGATTTATCATTTGTAGAAAGTGTTGTTCTTACTAAAACTGATATCAATAATGGTTACTAATGGCATATTTCAATAAATTTCCTAGAATTCTTTACTCTATAAACAAAGAACAGACGAATCCTAAACTTGTTCCTGACATGCTCGCTCGAGTCAAGTTTATTGATTCGATTATCTCAAATCAAAATTTATTTTTTAAGTATGAGATCAAGGGCGGAGAAACTCCAGAGCAGATTGCACATAGAGTTTATGGTGATCCAGAAAAGAATTGGATTATTCTTTTAGTAAATCAATTGATCGATCCGCAGTTTGATTGGGCACTCGGACCATATGAATTTGAGAAATACATTAAACAAAAATATGCTTCTATAAATGTAAGCCTTAATACAACTGAGTCATATCCATCAAACTATACTGTCGGTGAAGTGGTTTATCAAGGTACAACATATGATAAATCTACCGCTGAAGGAACAGTTGTTGCATATAATTCAGGTACAAAAAAACTACAAATTAAATTTACTTCGCAAGTTTTAGCAAATAGTAGCAATATCACTGGTGTATCTTCGGCGCAGACACACTCCATTATTGGAATTACAAATAATTTGGATGGTTTACAGTGGGCATTGAATACAACTAGTCATTTCCAAGTAAGTGAAACTCGCTCGAGCACATTTGATCCAACCTTCTCAGAGGTAAAAAAATATCGAGTAACAGCTAATTCATATAATCATGTAACAGGTAATGTGATCGTTTTGAATACAAATACATCCTATTCGAATAACTTTACTTTAAGCGATAATACAGTTTTAACAATTGCAACAACAGTTGCACCGATCAGTTATTATGACTACGAATTAGAATTGAATGAGGAGAAACGAAAAATTATTGTACCAAAATCCTCAGTAATTGGAATAATCGAAACACAATTTTCATCATTAATGGCGCAGTAAAATGAGAGGCGAAAATCCGAGCGGTAAATCTAATGCTGACAACCCGCAATCAGAGTATGATTATTTTTTAACAGAGCTCAAGATCGTCAACGCTGTTGGTCTAGCGATTGAAATTAATGAAATTTTTGAAGAAATAAACATATATGAAGATTTATTTAATAATACATTAAGTGGCGATATTATGATTAACGATTCAACAAATTTAATAAATCGTTTGCAAATTCATGGTAATGAGTTTCTTCTGATAAATTTTCGTACACCATCAGGTATTAATTATGAAAAAGGATTTAGAATTTACAAAATTTCTGATTTACAACTACGCCATACATCAAATGCTCAATATAAACTACACTTTTGTTCTGAAGAATTTTTTATTAACCAACAATACCACATATCTCGATCATTTAAAGAAATTCGATTATCAGATATAGTAAAAATCATTTCTCGAAATATTCTTAAAATCACTGAGAAGAAACTTGCTGATTCTGATATTGAGCAATCTACACTGCTTACGGCGATAGAGAATAATCCATTAATTATTCCGAATATGAAACCATTTGAATCAATTAATTGGATTGGTTCGTTTGCTTTAAGTTTAAAAGATTTATCGCCAGGATTCTTTTTCTTTGAGACAAGTAATGGATATAATTTTAAATCGTTCAGTACTCTGTGCAATGCAGTAAGTAAAAGAACTATTACCTTTGCACCTAAAAATGATAATGATACTGAAACAATTGCTTCTAAACATGATAAAATGGATCAACTGCAGTTTAAACAAGTGTTTGATGTGCTCGATGGTATTGAAAATGGTGCATATGGATCAACGATTCGAAAAATTGATTTTTTAAATCGTACAACAGAATCAGAAAAATTTATATTAAAAGAAAATTCATATAAAACATTAAATAGTTTTCTTCCCTTCAATTTGGCTAAGAACAGACTAGGGAATTCGATTAATGAATCGTCTGATTTCCAGAGATTTTTTCCGAAATTTCAAGGAGATTTGGTGAGCAGATGGCTGCTTGTACGAGCATCAAGAATTACATTACTTAATTCAGCAAAACTTCATGTTGATATTCCTGGAGACTCTTCAATCTCAGTTGGAGATATCATCACCGTAAACATACCAGAGAATAGCGCAAAAACTGACGGACGAAACATTAAACTTGATATGATGACATCTGGTAGATATATGATTACTGGATTGCGCCATCAATTAAAAGCCAATAAATATATCTGCAATGCGCAGCTATGCAAAGACTCTGTTATGGTAAATTTAAATTATAATCCACCATTTAATCCAAATTGGAATACGGTGATTAACATATGAAAAATGTTAAAAACTTTATTGGACACGATGGATTTCAATGGTGGGTTGGTGTTGTTGAAGATCGTAATGATCCTGAGAAAATAGGTAGATGTCGTGTTCGCATATTTGGAATCCACGCGGAGGATATTAGCCTTATCCCAACAGAAGATTTACCGTGGGCAGTGCCAATTTATTCAGTGAATAGCAGTGATACATTCTCTGCCCCTAAAGAGGGTGAGTTTGTGATGGGTTTCTTTCTTGATGGCTCATTCTGCCAATCTCCTGCAATTCTTGGTGTTATACCTGGCTTTAATCGTC